TTATGTGGATGGAATGTGGATGCTTTCGTATAGTGGATTACATGATATAGCCTCATTTAAGTAGTCAGGTGCAAAGTGTGCATACGTCATTGTTTGCTGAATTGTTGCATGACCCATGATTTTTTGGAGTGTTAAGATATTCCCTCCGTTCATCATAAAATGAGCCGCGAATGTATGACGTAAAGCATGTACAGCTTGACCATGTGGTAAGTCAGGTTTTACGTTTTTTAGTATCGCTCTATAAGTTTCATAGTCAGCGTTGAACAGTAAACCAGACTCTTTAATTTTTACTGCTTTCATTACTTCTTCAGATATTGGAACTGTGCGATGTCTGCCGTTCTTCGTCTTCATAAAAGTAACTCGCCCATGTAATAAATTCTCGGCTCTTAATTGGGTAGCTTCACCCCATCTGGCACCGGTACTTAAACATAAAACTGTAATGCGCCAATAATCACCTTCAACAGCATTCAGTAATTTTTCAATATCACCTTTCGTCAAATAAGACATTTCGGGCTTTTCTTCTTTTAGCTTACTAAGCCCTTTGATTGGGTTGGTTTTAGAACACTCACCAATTTCAGCCAACGATGTGAAAATGCCCATTAACAAATTCAGCTCTCTATTGACTGTTGAAGCTTTCACTCCACTTTGCAGCCTATCTGACCGATATTGACCTAAAAGCTTAGGCGTTATCTGATATACGGAAGGATTGCCCATATCATTGATTATCTTTGTTACTGTTCTTTTGCGATTAGTCGAATATTTATTGTTACGCCCTTTGTATATCCACCATATCTGAAAAATATCAGACAGAGATCGGTAGTCTCGTGACTCACTATTCCACTCATCGCTATTTGCAGTAAGCATTACACTTCTTTCGAATGCTAAGGCATCTGCTTTCTTTTTAAATACCCGCTGGACTCGTTTTCCTTCTCGCCCCTGCGGTCTGATATCCACTTTGTAACGTCCACCTTCAAGCGCCTTAATAGTCATTGTTGCGCCCTCCGGTTAAACGAGGTGATTCTAAATTGTTAGTAAAAACATACTGTTGATAAATATCTAGCCAGCTTTTGCTGTTAAAAGCAGCTAGATTATTTTCATAAGCCCATTGTGTGCGATAGCCGGTGAAATTTGACCGGCAGATGGAATAATTTTACCGGTTGTTAGCCATAGAGAATATTTGCTAAGCCGCCGATGTTTTAAAATATTCTCAAAGCATAGCCAATTGATGTTACTAGCAATCGGTATATCTAAGTGTTCAACGGATAATGCTTCTTTAAGTTTTTCATTTAATGTCATGCTTGTTTGTCCTCATCAACTTCATAGTTTTTAGGGTCGTAAAGTGCAGGGGCGATTTGACCTACATCCGGTGCTGTTTTACCAGTGATAAACCAAAGAGCGTATTTCTCAAATTTTGGATTACATATGATGGATGTGATTACGTCGGCATTTGGTACTGTCTTTCCGTTTTCGTAACGCCATAGAGCATCTCTACTTAAGCCCAGCATTTGTGCGGTTTCCGGTAAGCTGGTAAGCCGTTCACTTTCTCTCATCAATTTTAATTTCTCAGATACGCTAAGACGCATGTTGCAATTCTCCGACCAATGCATTAATGTTATCTAACAAAATGTCACTAGGGGTATTTTGTTAATGAAATACCCCAAACGGAGAGATTATCACATGAATGAGAAATTGCTGCATTTGCTGTTCAAGATTCCTGATCCGATCACTGTTTCGGAGTTTTCCCGTCGTACAGGTAAGTCAGAAAGTAGTGTTCGAAAACTCACTGATCGCCGTCGTTTACCTATCCGCACCGAACGTCAATTACATGGTGAAAGCTTTAGCGATATGCGCTTAATGATCATGTGGAATGAGTGGCTTGAAATGGTTTATGGGGCTACTGGTCAAATTCCATCAACTGAACGGATGGGATGGAAAGCGAGTTGGTTTAAGCGAGTAAATAAACTGATTAGCGATTTGGGTGCTGTTCCTGATGAGCTCAAATCTGTCGAAGAAGCTTTGAAAGGGTAGGTGACGAAATGACTGCTGGTATTGAGCAGGTTTCAACGCATAGCTTTAAGTATCGTAACTTTCAGATTATTAAGTTACCGGCTAAAGCCATGAATCCCGTAACCCGCTTTCACGTTCAACGTGATGATAATTCGTTTGGTTTATTTGATTCGATGGCTGAGGCGACAAAATATATCGATAAATTATTCGTTAGGAGTAACCCTTGTCCATATATTGATGAAGTTCCTTTTCATCGATAGTTAAATTTTAAGTAAGTTAGTTAGTGAGAGTCTTGTATAGCAATGCAGCGCCAGAAGTTAAGACTGATGATGATATGTTTACTATTGTATCTTTGACACCAGATTTGGCTGCTTCCACAAGTTGCTCGCCAAAAGATGGTTCTAATGCGTTAGGCGTCAGTTTCAATAATTCTAGACCTTTTGCTGTTAGGACTGCGTCGGAGAAAGAGTAGCCATACTGAATGTTTGCGGAAATATAACCATGCTCTACTAACCATGAAACAGTTTCTGTAACAAATATAGCATCATGGTTAATTGATGGCTCTTCAAATGGATCCTGCGCTGTCTCGGGAAATAGCCGTTCTACTGTAAAGGCTCTTCTTACAGGAAATGATTCGTATAAAGATGCTAAAACAACACCGGTTATTTCATTGAATTTCTTAATGTTAGTTGGAGTAGACACTATGGATACCCTTTCAGATAAGAAAGAAAAATATGATGAACTATATAGAACATACCATTCCATAATTGAAATGCAATTATCGCTTAGTATGGATGGAGTTCGAGCCAAAAAAGCATGGCGCTCTGCATTATCAGATATTGAGGTTTCAGTTTTATCAGATGTACTTGCTGAAGTTTTAAATCAAGCAGGTTACAAGATCTTGTCACATAAATAACATGAGGAGTGGCTATAAAATGACACAATTGCATGTACAACAGCATAAACATAAATTAACAGGTTCATCTGTTAATGAATTTAAAAGCGATAGGAAGAAAAGCAAGTTATCTAGTGTTGATAAACTATTTATGTTTGTTGGTTTTCTGTTCTTATCATTTATTTTTATTTCTGCATTTAGATAAACGAAATGAATAGTTCAACAATTGAGTTAGTTAAAGCTAAACAGTTGATTGAATCAGTCGGCAATGTGAAAAATGACGATACACCGGCAAAGAGAGCAACAACTAGGTACTACGAAAATTACGGAGAAAGCATTGAGTATCGCGTGAGTGAGTTGAATAAGGCGGCTCAATTAAGAACGACAGTTTTTCATTCAAATAAAGAATGTCCAGACAATAAGGAGCTTTCTGGATTTATTGAGTATTTAAGATTAAGTGATGTGAGAATGCTAAATATGATTTTTTATTTGGCTGGAATCAATAGTGATAAGCATCAATTGATGTTAGAGGATTTTAGTAAAGAGGATAAGCAATCTATTATATCTGCAATTAATCAAGTGAAAGTATTAGCGGCATTGTTACCGAAACATATCGCCATGCCTATTTAAATTAAATAAAGAAATAAATGACGTTAGCACGTCAGGGATTCTTACATTCTAAATTTGAGGTATTAGTTATGAGAAATAAAGAGATAAAGCCGATTTTAATTGGTGTTGATATTGCTACGGAAGAACGTGATTACTCGGCTATCACTATCAGTATTAAAGCTATTCGTGAAGATGAACGCAAAGTTCAGCTTGATAAGTTTTCATCTCGTCTTGATTACATCGTTTGTAAAGCAACTCGTGAAAAACTGGCTCGAGAGCAAATCCTTGAATTACTTGCGTGTGAGTCTGTTCATTTATCCAATTTGGCTGCGGAGTTAGATCATGTCTAAAGAAATTGACCGCGCTAGCGAGCACGAAATGTTGATGCGAGAGCAGCAAATAAAAGCAGTTACAAACCGAGCAGTCAGTACTTCGGCTTTTGAGTGTGAAGACTGCGATAAACCAATTCCAGAACAGCGTCGAATTGCCTCAATGGGCTGTACTCGTTGTATTGATTGCCAAACGATTTTTGAGCTGAAAAGCAAACATTATCGGAGCGTGTGACGGTGAAAAGAAGACATGAGCTCAAGCTTGCCCCTCGTTACTTTCAATTGGTTCAAGATGGTTTGAAAACAGCAGAATTTCGCCGTGCCGATAGAGATTTTAAAGTGGGTGACGAGTTGTTTTTACGTGAATTCAATTCAATTAATAAACCATATGCCAGTTACACAGGTAACGCTATTTCATGCTTAATCACTGACATCACAAAGATTAATGATGTTTATCTAGAACTAAAGCCATTACCTGAATTTGTGATGATTTATTTTTCAATTATTCGAATTGAGGATAATTTTCGTGGCTAAACCTAATAGAACTATCCTCAAGTGGGCAGGCTCTAAAGTTGGTATTATGGAGCAGCTACGCCTTCATTTGCCTAAAGCAAACCGTTTGGTTGAGCCATTCGCTGGATCTTGTGCTGTGATGATGAATACTGATTATGAGCAGTATTTAATCGCGGATGCTAATCCTGATTTGATTAACTTATATGAAGCTATAACGACACTGCCTGAAAGTGTTGCTATAGAGGCATTGCAGCTTTTTAGTGAAAAAAATAATAGTGAAGATTTTTATCTTGCTAGAGTAGAGTTTAACGGTGACAAGCAGGAATTGTCACGATTAAGGCAAGCAAGTTTATTTTTATACCTAAATAGGCATTGTTTTAATGGGCTGTGTCGTTATAACCAACAAGGCAAATTCAATGTTCCTTTTGGTAACTACAAAGCGCCTTACTTCCCTAAAACTGAAATTGATAGTTTCTGTAATAAAGCCTATCTCACCAAAACTAGAATTTTGAATCTTGAATGGCAAGATACATTATCACTCGTTGATTTTGGTGATGGTGTTTATTGCGATCCGCCTTATATGGGGGATAGTTTCACTCGTTATCATACTGCTGGCTTTTCTAATGCTGACCAGGAAGAACTAGCAATTGCCTTGAAAGATATTAATGATATTCAAGGTAATCCTATTACCGTATCTAATTCTCTTGCAGCAAAAGAGCTGTATCTTGATCTTGGCTTTACTGTCCATGAGATAGAAGCACCGAGAAAAATTTCAGCGAACGGAAATCGTAAATCGGCAACTGAAATTATCGCAGTTTTGGCAGGGGTTGAGTCATGATGCTTGACCCTAAAGATGGCGTTTACATTAGCGGTACTCGCTTTGCGATTCAGCGCCATGTCGATGATTCTAAAAATGTTCAGTGGCGCTTACTGCAAATCAATAATAAAACTCGTTGTTATGAGTTAGTTTGTTGTAGCTCTGATCCGTGGTTTATTGCGATTGAGCTGACCTCATATCATGTAATGAGAGTAAAGGGGAAAGGCATCAAGACACTAGATGTTTACCGCCAGACTGTTGATGTTATTTCTCGTCGTTGTGAAACTGCCATTAATTTATTAAGACCGGAAACATTAGGCGGGGCGCTTAATGTCTAAGGTATTGGATTTCACGCAACAGGGATTTACTTATTCCGCTGATATGGATTTTCCGTATTCGTGGAATAAGCCCAAAGAAAATAATTATTACAAAGCTGATATAGATGCTTTGGGGAAATCTCTATCGCATGAACAGTTAATTCATGCGCAAGCGATTTTAGGTGAAGTGGAAACTTTGCCACGTATTTTGCGTTACCGTATTCAAAAGCACTATGAGAACCTCATTAAAGAGTCAGGGCAGTATAAAGCGTATGAGTATTTACGTTCTGACTTCTACAAGAAAATCTACCCACGTATTATGGCTGTTAATTCACGCTATGAGTTAGATACAAAAGCGCTATTGACGCTATCCACTCGTTTTACTTCTGAAATTAGCCAGTTTAACAGGCTGTTTGATCTGTATGACAAGCCAATTAAAAAATTGGCGGAGTATATTTCAAGTGGTTTTTTCAGTCTCTATGAAATCTATTGCGATAAGTTGACCGAGCAAAATGACGGTGATCGTGAGGTTATCTATGAAGATACATCGCAAACGTTGATTTATGGGCGTTTAGCTGAGCTTTCCAATGGTTTACATGTGTGTCCTCTTCACTATCAAAGCTATTTGAAAGTTTTGAAAAATAGAAAGCGCAGAAAAGGGAAGCAAAACTTAACCACGCGCCAAGTAATTGCGGCTGTACAACGCTTAGTTGACGCAGACTTTTGGCATAGAAAGCTGAAAGCTCACCGTACTCAATGGATTGAGGCGATCATGATTGCGAATATGGACGTGTGTGTAAATCGCCAACCTTATGCCAGTAAGCAAGCTATTCGCGAGGTACAAGCCCAGCGTTTATCTAATATGCAATATCTGCAAGATATGGATATTCAAGACGTTGAAACGGGGGAGCGGTTTGATCTGTTTGAGAAAGTCATGGCGAGTATTTCTAATCCTGAAATACGCAGGATGGAACTCATGGCGCAAATGGCAGGTATTGAACGCGTAGCAAAAGAGCGTGGCGATATTGGCATGTTTATTACATTAACTTGCCCGTCAAAGTATCACCCGACAAAACAGCGAAAAGAAAAAAATAAGGAAACGGGTAAAGATGATTTTTACGCGGTGCTTAATCATAAGTGGAAAGATGAGGCTTTTACGCCAAAAGATGGGCAACGTTATTTAGTTAAAATTTGGTCACGTATTCGTTCTGCTTTCAATGATAAAGACATCAATATTTACGGCATTCGTGTTGTCGAGCCACATCATGACGGTACGCCGCACTGGCACATGTTGCTGTTTGTCGATAAAGCAAAACGCGCGGAAGCGATTGATATTATGCGTAAACGGGCTTTGAAAGAAGATGGAAACGAAGCCGGTGCACAGAAATTTCGTTTCGAATGTAAGCATATGAATCGTGGTGGTGCAGTCGGGTATATCGCTAAGTATATTGCTAAAAATATTGATGGATATGCGCTTGATGGTGAAATAGACCATGAAACGGGCAAAGACTTAAAAAGCATGGCTGCGGCAGTAACAGCATGGGCTTCAACGTGGCGTATTCCTCAATTTCAATTTTATAAACTCCCATCAAAAGGGGCGTATCGAGAGTGTCGTCGATTGCGCGGCGTTTCCATTGCTGAAAGCCTTGGTGATATCGCGGAGCGTGTTCGCGCGGCGGCTGATGAAGGTGACTTTTTTGAGTATGTCATGTCTCAAGGTGGTCCATGTATTCCACGCAGATTAGAAACGATCCGCGTAGCTCGTGAGACTAATGACGTGAACGCCTACGGGGAAGAGGTTCAGAAAGTAGTTGGTATCTACAACCAATTAAAATCCGGTGCACCAGTCATTAAAACCCGCGAAAGAAAGTATCAAATCGTCAAGAAAAGCGCCGTTGACCTTGACCTTAATCTTTTAAGAAGCGACAGCGGAGCGCCTCGGAGTCCTGTCAATAACTGTAGATCGCCTATTAACTCTAATCTATCAGATGTGCAATTTTACGAGCCAGAGCATGGTTCTGTCGATGTATCAAACATAAGAGAATACGGTTTTGCATTTATAGAAACAGATGCTGAGAATGCAGCAGGAAGCGAAATATCACAAGATAAGCAGCAGAGACAGATTTCAAACATTGAATTAAGTGAGGGAGATAAGGGAATTCAGTCAGAAATTATCAATTTTGCCAACGAAGTCGGCATTAATTTCGATATTCCACAGATTGAAACCATGTTCATTAACGGTTTAGGTGTAAGTGATGGACTTCATTTTATAAAAGTTGATGGGAATAGGTTGAGATTGAGTTTAAATGAGGACGGGAAAGAATTGCAAAGATGGAAATTGGAGGCGCAGAGAAAGGCAATTCGTGGAAAGTATAGAAAACGGTGTACGGATGTGTTGGTAAGGGTTATTAAATTCAAATAATATGATCACCAAAATAGATTCTTTTTATGGAGAGGAAAGCTTACAGATACGTTTTAAAAATGTAGAATGACGGGTATAACACTATATGAACTCGGAAACTGAAAAATGGACGATAGAAAGATTCCTTCAATTTATCTCTTTAATACCGATTTAGAAACTAAAGAAAAGCTTCAAGAGTCTGGCTTTAATGTGCAATATCATAAATTAAATGGTTACATGCGATTAGAACAGTCATACACCTCCATATCAATACCGTATGTAAATAATATTCCGTCTGATCTTCATGAAGCAGAAATATTAGTTATTGATACAACGCCACGTGAGTTTAGCTATGGAAAACATCAAGCACATTCAATAAAAGTTTTCTTTGATTACACTCCACCTATTGTTGATCTTTTCCCTATAGATATTGCTTCAGTTAAACACTATCTTTTCTCAACAAATAAAAAACAGACTGTTATAGTATTCTGCGAAAATTTCACAGATACATTTTATAAAATAAAAAACTCCCCATTGGCAAATCTAAAAACTATAGGGTTTTCAACTTATGATTTTAACCGAAATTTAGGGGTGACTAAAAGAAATGGAAAACGTTTTAAAAAACCAAAGGAAATCAGTGCTTCAAATATTTCTGATTGCCTTTTTAAATATATAGAAGATAGCCATTATAATGTTACGTTCAAATATGTTGGAGATAATGATATAGTTTTGGCTGAAAATGAAACTGATGATGTAATTTCATTGTTTACTACAATTGAAAATAAACTTTTCTTTTTCTTTCCTGCAATAAAAAATAAACCTGACTTCTTGAATGATTTATTTAACAATGTATTGCCAGACATTGCAATTTTTTCTGATATATTTCCAGATAATGGATCTTTTCAATGGGTAAATAATGATTTATACATTACACATGAGGAGAAATTAAAAACAGAGCAAATTAAAAAACTACAAAATGATTTTAATCATAATTTAAAAAAATTACAGCAAGAGTTACAAAGTTTAGCTAATAAAGAAGAAAATTTAAAAACTAAAGCATTACTTACAGCAACAGATGATGAGCTTGTTAATGCTGTAAAATGGTTTCTTGACTATATAGGTTTTGAAAATATAACTGCTCCTGATGATTAAGTAAATGAGGTTGAAAATGAAATCTTTGAAGAAGATTTAAATATTGAAACTAAGCAGAAAACATACCTCTTCGAAGTAAAAGGTATTGGCGGTACCTCAACAGATGCACAGTGCTCACAAATTTCCAAGATTGTATTACGACGTGAAGACTCAAGGGATGATCATGATTTTAAAGGAATTTATATTGTAAATCATCAACGATATAAAGACCCACAAGAACGAGTTAACCCTCCTTTTAATGATACGCAAATTATAGATGCAAAGATAGCTCGACGAGGAATGACTTATACATATGAATTATTTCAAGTTTATCATATGATTGAAGTTGGCATACTTACAAAAGATATTGCAAGAGCTGCTTTCGACCAACGAGGGCTCATTAACTTTCGTAAATCATTAAACCCGATAAAGTGTGTGCATATATATCCTAAGCCAGAAGTTTACTCATTTGACCTGACAGCTACCCCAGATATAACAATTAGTAAGAATGATAGGATAGCGTTGAGAGATAAAGATAATCACTGGCATTTACTATCTATAGAAAGTATTGAAGTAAACAAAAAACCGCTTGAAGAAGCAACTGTTATCAGCGGAGGTAATGTTGGAGTTAAAGTAGATAAATTTATAGAAAATGCAAAAGATTTTTATTTAAAGAAAGCATAATGATTAAATAAAGCCTCTTATGAGGCTTTGAATTAATTTTAGGTAATGCTTTACTTGTGGCTATCTGCGTGACTTCCCAAGTATATTTGGTATTATTTTTATAATACTTCTAGATAACTCGGTGTCAGCTTTTGCCTTCTCAAGTTCTATTGTCGTTTTTCCTTTATCAAGAATAAAATTACGTTCGGTTTTTGATAAGGATTCAATAGAAACTTTCAAACCATCCTGATTATTTGTTATATATGAAAATTCAACTGCAGATAATTTTGATTCAATGTTGGTTAATTCATTTTGAAAATATTTTATATCTGCTAAGCCACTTTTATATAATTGTAAGAAGAAATAAGCAAAAACCTCAATGAATATTATTAATAATACTCTTGGTACTATTGGAAGAATTAAATTTTTCAAGAATTTTGTGTTTGTATCATCACCTTCAGAAGCTAGCTGCTTCAACAATTCTGAGGAGTCTATGATTGAAACTGTTGACCATAATAAATATAGTCCGCCTGCAGTGATTGCCATCCCAATAGCAAGGTTCATATTAGCACGAAGACGAAGGTCTTCTATTTCTCTTTTTAATCTTTGAATTATATTATTTGAGGATTCAATTACTTTATCAAAAATTAAATTTTCTTTAATGTTTTGACTCAGAAGATTCGATTCATTATTAAAAATTTCCCTTATTGTTTCAGTACCATTTTTTCTGATTATTTCATTAATAATAAAATCTTTTTCTTCTGAATTTAACTCTCCTGCAACTTCCTTATTTCCAATGGTTTTTTTTAACTCAGTGACTTCGTTATGTAATTTTCTATATATATAACTTATATCCCTCGACATAGTCTTGGACATTTCATTAGCTTCAGATCCTGACTGTAAATATGCTAAAGTTAATGTAACAAATGAAACAGCTAGTGAAGTGAAAGTAACTATGTTTAATTTAACATTATAATATCCATCATATAAAAAATATGAGAAAAGAAAAGATAAAAGCCCCATGAATCCAAATGTAATACCAAAAAACAACAGTTTGATTTTATTTTTATACATTATAGGTAGTCTCATCCTTTTTACTAAAGTTTAATTACAATTTTTTAGTTTATATTTGTATTAATATTTTGCAATTTTTTGTTCCAACTCGCAAGATAAAAAAAGGAACATTACCATACGAAGTCCCTATACTGGCATGGTTTTGACGTTCGCTTGCACCTGCATGAAAACCGACCTATTTAGTGGGCAGGCGTGGCGGGGCTACGATTGCGCGGTGACATGTTTACTGTTAATTATCACATCGCAAATTCTCCGAGCCATAGCGGCGTTAAATTCAAGTTTCTATAACTAGATGGCAATTATTTTAGGTCGCCTCAGAATGGATTACAGAGCGGATAGGCATCGATTTAGTGGGGGTGAAATTAGTCTGATTCGTCTTGGTGTGGTGGTTTTGATATAATAATATGGGGTCTTATTATTATTTAAACCATCGGGATCACCTGCCTAATGGCGAAAAAATACCGCCATTGAGGCGGTACCATGTTTAATATTGAGATAATTTATTCGTTATCATCATCCAGCCGGTACGGATCAAACTGAATAACTTCTTCACCACACCAATCATTTAACTGTTTCATCTTGGCTTGCAGTGGAATGAGTTCATTGCGAACAAATACCTTAGCCGCTTTCTCAACATCACCAAAGCCACCGGTATTCTGTGGAATGATCCCCATCATTTGTGGTGGTACCCGATGTGCGGCGAGCATATCATCACGGCTGACATTCTTAATATTCAGAAATTCATCTTTCGCGGCAACTTCACTCAGAGGCATAACTTGAATGCCGTCTTTCTTTCCGTTCGGGGCATACAGGAATAAGTTACGGAAATTGCCGGGTCCGCGACTGCTTCTTACTGCGTTACGAATATTTTCAATGTCGGTCGGAGACTGAGACGAATCGCTGATATACATGATGTAACCAGCATGACTCCCGTTGAGATAATACCGGCGACGAAATAGCGTAGCGGATTCATTTAACAAAGTTGAAGGCAGGGCGGCTAGATATTCCGGTAAGCCGTATAGCTCTTGGTTTATATCTGGTTCAATTAAGTGAAATACACTACCTTGCTGGAAAGGGTAAGGCTCACTTTCATAACCATATTTAGCAAACCAATATTGATTCTCTTCAATACCGCGGCGGGTATATTTGGCAGGAATATGTTTAAATCGTAACAAGCCACCTAATAGATTTTTTCGTTCTTCCAGATAGGCATTGCCAAACATTAAGAAGTCGAGCGCAAAGCTATCAAAGGCTTGTCGATTAAGTAATGTATGTGGCTTAAAGGTGCTGGTAAGAATATTGCGCTTAACAAAAATCGCGCTGCTATGATGTGGCGCCGCACGGAACGCTTTCGATAGTCCATTGAAATTCATTGGTGGCTCATACCAATGCTCCATTCTGACACATTCCAGATAATCATAAATTTCACGACTATCGAGAACGGAAACCGGTTCACCAAACGTGAACGCTTCAACGGCACCGGTGTTTTGAGTTTTATTGCGATTGTTGCGGTTTTTACGGCTCATTAGTATAGCTCCACGATATTATGGTGTTGGGTGCTGTCACCGGTGATCGGTTCATTGAATAAGGCATGCATTGCTGCCCATGCTAAGTCAGCATGGCTGGCATCTTCACTGCGACTGGCTTCATAGGTTGGACGGTTGCCACTGGCGGTGGTTGACCGTCGAATTGCCATAAAAGACTGAATAATGTCGGTATCACCGGCATCGAACTCTAAGCGGCCGCTGTTGATCACATCCCATGCTTTAAGCACTAAGGCGTTTTTCATGGCGGGGTTATAGACAAACTCACGGGCTTGCGGGAAAAACTCTAAAACGGATTGATAAACACCGTGCCCAATACCGGTGGAGTCAATGCCGATGTATTCCACGTTATAGCGTTCAGTCAGTTGTTTAATGGCTTCGGCTTGGGCGCGGAAGTCCATGCCGCGCCATTGATGGCGCTCTAATATACGAAAGGCGCCACCCATCATGGATGGTGGGGCAATGACGACGCAGCCAGCACTATCGCCATTCTCGGTACCCTTGGCGGGGTCGTACCCAATCCAAACTGAGCGATAGCCATAAGGGCGATACATTTCGGGCTGAAAGTCTTCCCAAACTTCCCAACTATCAACCATGCATCGTTGCATCAGTTCCAGTGAGAAAATAGACGCGATATCATCGACAAACTCACACATCAGTAAGTTTTGATATTCATCGGGGCTATATTCCAGCCTCAATTGGTTGATATCAAATAAGTCACATCCCCCCTTGATAGCGTCCTCAACAGTGACGATTTGACGCCATTGCCCATCCTCACATAACCTGCCAGTGGCGAGAGCTGCATGACTAACATCTATATCGATACGATCAGCTTTAGCGCGTCCTCGGTTGAATAATTTTCCAGACCAGAATGGATAAGCGCTGTGCGTCAGGCTTGATGGAGTAGAGAAATAGGTTTGACGCCATTTTTTGTGGAGTGCCATGCCGCTGGCAACTTTCCGCAATTCTTGAAATTTGGGTATCCAAAAGAATTCATCAAGGTATAAATTGCCGTGATAACTCTGGGCCGTTTTTGCGTTGGTACCGAGAAAATAGAGGGTTGCCCCGTTTGATAAAACAATGGGGTCACCTTTCAAGTCCACATCAACTTCACGCGCCATCTCAATGATGTAGCCTTTAAAAACGTGGGCTTGTGCCTTACTTGCTGATAGAAAGATTTGATTTCGTCCGGTAGTCAGCGCATCAATGAAGGCTTCTCGTGCAAAAAAATACGTTGCTCCGATTTGTCGGGATTTTAGAATGTCACGAATTCGATATTGATTGCCGGCGCCATACCAAACCTTTTGATAGCCGAACATGTTTTCACGAAAGATTTCTTCTAATCGCTCAATTTGTTCTTCGCTAAATACATTTTTATCCGGTGCTCGACGTTCACCGGCGTTGCGGTTTGCTAGTTTCGGATTGAGGTCAACTTCATTACCGCCGTTCTGGTATTTGTGGATTTTGGCGTGCCGCTCAACTTGGCGATAAAGTAGGTCGATTTCTTTGAAGTCTTTTCCCTCTTTATTGTCTTTCTCAAGGAGAGTGCAAAGCCGCATTTCAAGCGTCATTTCGACACGTTCAATCGGCGTGATCTCATCCCACTGATCGCGCCGTTTCCAGCTATGAATCGTGGATGCCTTTTCTTTTAAAATTTCGGCAATACGCGCAATACGGTGCCCACTGAAATAAAGGTGCATCGCGCGTTTGCGGGGTTCAAAATCATGTAATGTATTCATGCAGCCAGATTACTGAGCGCAATCCTCGTGCGCTCTGGCGTTGTGTTGTACCTGCCTTTCCTACAACAGCGATCCGTTGTCTCCTCGATGTAAACACTGAAACCTATAAGCCAACTTATTTTTGAAAAATATTCTGACAATCCCGTTTTGTTACTGATGGAGTCATTTGCATGACGAAAAAAACGAAGCCAGTGCGAATTTGTGTTGAGGGTGCCACGACTGATGGGCGCACGGTGCAGCGTTCTTGGCTAACTGATATCGAAAAAAACTACGATCCCAGTGTGTATGGTGCTCGCATTAACTCTGAACACTTGAAGTATGAATGGATGCCGCGTTTTGGTGATGTGGAGTCTGTTTATACTGAAGAAATTAAAGAGGGCGCACTGAAAGGCAAGCTGGGCTTGTATGCCACGTTACTGCCAACTGACGACTTGATCGAAATGAATAAAAAGCGTCAGAAAGTGTATACCTCAGTGGAAATTAACCCGAAATTTGCGGACACCGGCGAAGCCTACCTTGTTGGTTTGGCGGTAACCGATAACCCTGCCAGCCTTGGCACTGAAATGTTGCAATTTAGCGCAAACAACAGTGTTAACCCGCTATCTGGTCGTAAGCAATCTCAAGAGAACGTGTTCACGCTTGCGGAAGAAACTCTGTTTGAATTCGATGAAGAAAAACCGGAAACCCCGTCATTATTTTCTCGCGTAACCGAAATGTTGCGAGGCAAAAGCAAGAAAGACGACGCCCGATTTTCTGATGTCGATAAAAGCGTTGAGCTGTGCGCTCAAACGATTGATGCCGTGCGTTTAGAACTGGATGAAGCTAAAACAAAACTAAGCGCCTACGAAAGCGAAAGCCATGCAATCAGTGAGCTGCGTAATGAGCTGGATGAGCTAAAAGCCACGCTCAAACAAACGGATGGAAGCAATGTCAATCGACCACAGTCGTTGGGTGATAACGGCGCGACTGCCCCTGAATTCCTGACGGATTGCTAATTAGCCCTACAAATTTGAGAGCAAACATGAAAAAACATACCCGATTTCAATTTAATGCCTTTTTAACTCAGTTAGCGTCGCTGTTTGGTGTTGAAGTAGAGGCATTATCCAGCAAAGTTGAAGTAAATCCGTCTATTGCCCAAACGCTAGAAGATAACATTCAGCAAAGCGCGGCATTTTTAACCATGGTAAACGTGGTTCCTGTTGATGAGCAATCAGGCTCTGTCATTGGTCTGGGTGTAGGTTCAACCGTAGCAGGTACAACGGACACCACGAAAAAAGACCGTCAGCCAACAGATCCAAGCGAACTGAATGAAGTGACCTATAAATGTGAGCAAACCAACTTTGATACGGCTATTAAGTATAAAAAATTGGATTTATGGGCGAAGTTTAAAGATTTCCAGTTACGTATTCGTAACGCAATTATTCGCCGTCAGGCGCTTGACCGCATCATGATCGGATTTAACGGTATCAGCAGAGAGAAAGACTCTGATCGCGAAAAAAATAAATTACTGCAAGACGTCAATATCGGCTGGCTGCAAAAAGTGCGAAATGACGCGCCAGAACATGTGGTCAGTGATGTCAAAGATGCCGACGGGAACGTGATTTCTGCGACAATTCGCGTCGGGGTGGATGGTGATTTCCATAACCTTGATGCCTTGGTGATGAGCGCTGTTGACGATCTGATTGATGAAGAATATCAAGATGATACTGATATCGTGGTGATTTGCGGTCGTAAATTACTCAGCGATAAGTATTTCCCGCTAGTCAATAAAGAGCAGGAAAACAGCGAAAAACTCGCGGCAGATATGATCATCAGCCAGAAACGCATTGGCGGCTTGCAAGCCGTTCGCGCACCGTATTTCCCTGATAACGCACTTTTGATCACCCGTCTCGATAACTTGTCAATTTACTGGCAGAACGAAACTCGCCGCCGCCATATCTTGGACAATCCAAAGCGTGACCAAATCGAAAACTACGAATCGGTCAATGAAGCCTACGTAGTTGAAGATTATCGCGGTGTTGCGCTGATTGAAAATATCGAAATGGTGAATGCGACAGCAAAAGCCCCAGAAGCTGATAAGGGCGAGGGCGACGAGTAATGAGCAGCAGCATTTTCCGTCGGCACGTTATCCGTATGGGCGCAGAAAAGGACGCGCAGCAGCGCGATCCGATTATGCAAACGGGGACGGCTTACACACAAATGACACTGATGATGAATGCTGACCGTCGCCGGTTACAGCGCATTCAATCTTTTGAGCGTAAAGCAAGTGTTAAACGGGAAGTGCTGCCTAATTATGCGCCTTGGGTTGCTGGTATTTTGGCAAGCGGTAAAGGTCAGCAAGATGATGTCACGATGCGAGTGATGTTGTGGCGTATCGATGCCGGTGATTATCACGGGGCATTAGATATTGCCGACTACGCTTTGCGTTATAACCTCAATATGCCTGACAAGCACACCCGTACAACGGGCTGCGCTGTCGCGGAAGAGATTGCCGAACAGGCTGAAAAGCAGTACGCCGCCAAAACACCGATCCCACTGGATGTCCTCACGCGAACCATGGCGCTAACCATTGATGAAGATATGCCAGACCAAGTCCGTGCAAATCTTTATAAGTGGTTGGGTTATGCCCAGCGAGACAATAATCAACCTCAACCCGCGACCTGCTCATGGTTGAGGGCCATTGAATTAAATGACCGTGTTGGTGTGAAGCAAGACTTGCGTCAGCTTGAGAAATACTTAGAAAAGCAGCAAGAGAACAACACGGAACAACTGAACGAGCCACCGCGCTAGGGCGGCACAAAGGAATAATGTGATTTAACTCCTTTTGTCCACCGCCCACCTATTTAGAGGCATTGTATGGATTTTACTTCCTCACAATCACAAAACATCACTGATGAAGTTTTTCACAGTGGCGATTTCTTTCCTGATATCCATGCACTGGATTATCAAAAATTCATGCTGACAGATGGAAAGCTGACGCCAGAACGCCTCAAACATGCCATCACTAATGCCATCATTGAAATCAATCGGGAATTATCCGCTTGGCGACAAAGCCAGATTGAAAAGGGCTATGCGTCAATGGATCAAATTCCGGCTGAATTTGTGAATGCAGAGAGTGAATTGGTATTGCTCTATCGTCGTGCGGTTTACAGCCAAACGAAAGCCAATTTGACTGAACGTTACCGCGATGTAGATACCACTAACAGTGGTGAGAAAAAAGCTGAGGGTTTAGGTACCACGATAGATGAATTATGGCGGGATGTGCAGTGGGCAATTCAGCGCATCAAGGGTGAATCACACAATATTGTTGAATTGATATGAAAGTGATGGCGTTGCAAGGCGAAACATTGGATGCCCTGTGTTTTCGGGTACTAGGTCAGACAGCCGGTGTGGTTGAAAAAACGTTAGAACTTAACCCAAACCTTGCTGATGTGGGACCAATATTAACGCACGGGATGATAGTTGAATTACCCGATATTACCGAGCAGCCCAAAAAAGCCATGATCCAACTTTGGGATTAACAACACCCTCAATAGGGGGATGGTATGAAAACGATGAAAGAACACTTTGCAGAAATTTTCGAGACAGTTAAAAACGCATTACCGCAATTGTCAGGTGTAGCATTGGCAATTTTTATTCGTTATGCCTGCCTAATTTATGACGGTGACACGCGAAAAAATAAATGGGCTGAATGCCTGTTATGCGGAGCGTTGTCATGGGCAATTATTGGTGGCGCTGAGTTTCTTGGTATTCCGAATGGCGCATCCGGCATGATTGGCGGTGCGATTGGTTTTTTAGGTGTGGAAAAAATTCGTGAGATTGCACACCGAATGATTAATAAGCGATTGGGAGATAAATAAATGTCACGCGGAATTCGAAATAATAACCCTGGTAATATAGATTACAATCCACGAAATAAATGGCAAGGAGAATTGCCGTTTGATCCTAACATTGAGCCGCGGCATTGTCGATTTATGAAACCAGAGTACGGAATCAGAGCGCTTTTAAAGCTGCTACGAACGTATTCAACGTATCAAGGAAAGCAGGGGGTTGGTTGCGGGAAAATTGATACCGTAGAAGAAATTATAGAACGTTGGGCGCCAGCAAAAGACCGTAATAATACAGAGGGATATATTAATCGTGTCTGTAAAGAAACGGGTTTTAATCGTCGTGACTGTCTTGATGTCTATGATAAGAATACGGCATTCAAAATGGCTAAGGCAATCGTGCAGGTTGAGAATGGTCAACAGCCATACGATGACGCCATGTTTGAGAAAGCGTACAGCTTATTATGAGTAAAACGCCGCTTATATTAGCTGTTGTCAGCATAGTGATTATTGGCTGTCTCACTTTGGCTTTAGATAAAAGTGATGCTTTACGTAAGCGGCTGGAAGCGGACAACGAGCAGAAAACGCATACCATTGCGCTGCAAAATAAAATGATTGTTGATAAATCATTTCAATTTCAGCGCCTTAATCAAATAGCATCAAGTGCATCTTCAAACGGATTACGTCAACGAGCTGCATCAGAGGAAAGAAAAATTGAATATAAAGCGATTATTCAAAAAGACCCCACCTGTGATCTGCCTGTGCCTCGCGGTATTGCTGACCGGCTGCTCAACAACACGTATCGATTACGTGGAATCGCAATGCGTACCGATACCCAAAACGCTGACCCAGCCGATCCCGCCATCACTACCGGAAAGGCGCTAACCTATTGTGATTTACCCGTATGGGTGGATGCGTTACTGACTGATATCGAACAGGCGAATACTCAATTAATGGCGATAGAGCAGGCGGAGGATGCGCGTCAGAATGAAAAAACTCAGCAGCATTAAAGACCGGCTTTGCCAAAAAATCCCTTACCTGAAAGATAACCCCGAAAAGTTATATTTGTTTGTCGATGATGGCAGCATTATTGCCACCTATGAACCCTCGCTATCTTACGAGTACAACTACAGCTTGAATATTATTATTGAGGCATTCCCTGATGACCAAAATATTATTTTTGCAGTAGTACTGGAATGGCTCAAAGAACATCAGCCAGATATTCTCGCGAATCCTGATAAACGGGCTACGGGCATTCGTTTTGAAGCAGATATTCTCAATAGCCAAAGTGCCAATATCAGCATTGATTTAAAACTGACAGAGCGTGTGATTGTTGCGATGAAAGAGGGCAAGTATCACGTTGAAGCTGTCAATGAGCCAGTCGATCCAATCCATGGTTGGGATTCATTGTATGGATGATGCACTGACTGAGTTAAACAGTGAAATTGCGGGGCTTTTGGCAAGAGCTTCCACAACAGAGAGAAAAAAACTCTCTCGGGTTTTGGTGCGTGATTTACGTAAGCGACAAATCAAACGTATTCGAGAGCAGAAAAACCCTGATGGTAGCCCATTCACTCAGCGAAAAGCCCAGTTTATTACCGTTCAGCGCGAGATGCGTTTTATCTGGCGAGGTCAACAGCGTAATCTTAAAAACTGGCGCCAAGGCAGGCAAACCATTACCGGATTTGACGTGGACAAAGGGGCGCAGCGTTCATTTAGAAAAGGGGATATTCAGCGATTTATCTCGATAAAAAAAGACCGAGTTAAAATCAAAGGGAAAAGTAAGCAAGCGCGGATGTTTAAAAAGTTAGCAACGGCACGCTATATGCGAACATTTGCAAGCGACAATGAAGCTGCTATTTTCTTTGCTCCCTCTGCGGCTGCGATTGCCGCTATTCATCAATACGGTTTGAAAGAAAAGCTGCGTAACCTTGATATTCAATATCCTGTGCGTCAATTGTTGGGTTTTACTGTTGATGACATTCGCCACATTGAAAACCTGATCATTAATCATTTTGCCTCATGATGTTGTAATTCACGGCATTACAACACCGATACCATGCATTCCCGTCATTTTGTCTGGCAGGCTATTACCATGAATGCAAATGCCAATAACGCGGATCTGCTCCGCATCATCCGAAACATGATCCGCACCGGTGTCATTATTGATGTCGATATTCGTCGTGGGTGTCGGGTACAAACTGGGAATTTACAAACTGATTGGTTGCCGTGGGTGACTCAACGTGCGGGGAGTGCTCGCCAAATATGGGCGCCCTCAGTGGGTGAGCAAGTGGTGATCTTGTCGATAGGTGGCGAGTTGACTACGGGCATTGTATTGGTAGGGCTTTTTTCTGATGAATACAGTGAGCCGACCGATTCATTGACTGCCAATCATGTGATTTACCCCGATGGCGCCGTCATTGAATATGAACCTGCAACCGGCGCGCTAAAAGCCTCAGGGATTAAGATGGCAACGATTGAGGCTAGCGAACAAATCAATGCGAAAACCCAAGTAGTCATTGTGAATGCGAGTAAGCAAATAAAGCTCACCACGCCAACGGTGATTTGTTCGAATAACTTAACGTGCGCCACATTAAATGTGACGGAGGGCGGTGAAATGAAAGGCAACTTTACTCACACCGGCGGCGCGATTAAATCCAATGGTATTACATTGCATAAGCACCAGCATGGCGGTGTGCGTTCAGGTGGTGAGACAACGGGAGATCCACAATGAGATTTCTCGGTTTAAGTGCTGCCACCGGTCAAAGCGTTACCGACATTGACCATGTTCGCCAATTTGTTCGCGATATTTTAGTCACTCCAATTGGGAGCCGCATTGCTCGGCGTTCCTATGGCTCATTGTTGTTTAGGTTGATAGACCAACCCGACAATAAAGCCTTAAGGCTGCGGTTGATGGCGGCATGTTACACGGCGTTGTTGATGTGGGAGCCTCGAATCGAGATTCAGCAATTAACTATTTCTACACCGATGCCAGCCAGCATTGTGATTGAGTTGAGCGGTGTTTTTTCGGGAACTGAACAAGCGTTTAGTTTCTCTGTTCCTGTGAGGTGATCATGGCGACCATTGATTTAAGCTTACTCCCGCCACCGGATGTGGTTGAAAGTTTGGCGTTTGAATTGATTTTTACGGAGCGTAAAAACGCCCTGATTGATGCGATGCCCAGTGAATTACGCCCTGCAATAGCCAGAACGTTGGCGCTTGAATCCGAGCCATTAACCAAGTTATTGCAAGAGAATTGTTATCGTGAGCTTTTATTACGCCAGCGTATTAATGAAGCCGCGCGAGCGAGCATGGTCGCTTTTGCTGTGGGAGCAGATTTAGATCAGCTTGCGGCGAATAATAATGTTAAGCGGCTGATGTTATCTGAGGGGGATGCTAATGAGATACCGCCGATTCCGCCGGTGTATGAATCTGATGCTGATTTAAGATTACGTATTCCCAGTGCGTTTGAGGGGTTGAGTGTCGCGGGTCCAGTTGGTAGTTATGAACATCATGCGCGCAGTGCGGATGGTCGCGTTGCTGATGCCTCGGTGATCAGTCCATCCCCCGCCTGCGTGACAGTAACGGTTTTATCGCGAGAGGGGAACGGCACTGCACCGGTTGATTTAATTGACAAAGTAGAGCTGGCTTTAAACGATGAAGATGTGCGCCCTGTCGCTGATCGTGTGACGGTGCAATCTGCCACAATTATTAACTATGAAATCGAAGCAGTGATTTACTGTTACCCCTCCCCTGAATACGAACCTATTACTGCGGCAGCAGAAGAACAGCTAGCGCGTTACACAACCCAACAGCACCGGTTAGGGCGCGATATTGTGCTGAGTGCGATTTATGCGGCATTGCATGTTCAGGGTGTGCAGCGTGTTGAGCTGAAAAAGCCCATCGCTGATATCAAGTTAGATAAAACCCAAGCCAGTTTTTGCACGGGTATTAATGTGTCATTGGGTGGTTCTGATGAGTGATCGATTACTCCCGACTGGCTCATCCGCATTAGAACTCGCCGCCGCCAATGCGTTGGCTCAAATAGAGCGGGTGCCTATTCCTATTCGTGAATTATGGAACCCTGATAAATGTCCAGTGTATTTACTGCCGTATCTGGCATGGGCATTCAGTGTTGACCGGTGGGATAAAAACTGGACAGAAAAAGCTAAACGCGACGCCATCAAAGCAGCAATGTTTATTCATAAACACAAGGGCACAATCGGGGCGCTGCGCCGAGTTGTTGAACCTTTGGGCTATTTAATCCGCGTGATTGAATGGTGGAAAACCAACGAAACCGCCGGCACGTTTCGCCTAGATATCGGAGTGCTGGAAACTGGCATTACTGAGGAAATGTATCGAGAACTAGAGGTGCTTATTTTCGATGCAAAGCCAGCCAGCCGGCATCTTGTCGGGCTAACTATTCAACTTGAAACTAAAGGCAATATTTTTTGTGCTGCGACGAGTTATGGCGGGGATGAGCTGACGGTTTATCCATATACACCAGACGTAATCAGCGTCGGTGGTGCTATTTCCACGGGGGCGGCAGTCCATGTTATTGATGAAATGAGGGTTACTCTACAATGAAATATTTTGCATTACTCACTACCTATGGTGAGAAAGTGCTTGCAGAGGCGACAGCTCTCGGCACAAAAATCGAATTAACACATATGTCTGTTGGGGATGGTGGCGGCTCATTGCCGGCACCGGACACCAAGCAAACGAAACTCATTAATGAACGTCGAAAGGCAGCGATTAATACCCTGTTTATTGATCCATTGAACCCGAATCAAATCATTGCAGAACAGGTCATTCCTGAGAATGAGGGTGGTTGGTGGATACGTGAAATTGGACTGTTTGATAAGTCAGGGGCATTAGTTGCTATTGCCAACTGCCCAGAAACCTATAAGCCGCTTTTAGTCGAGGGGTCGGGGCGAACTCAAACAATTCGTGTGGTTCTCATTGTCAGCCATACCGAATCTGTCACGCTTAAAATTGATCCGACAGTGGTATTAGCAACCCGTAAGTACGTTGATGATGCTATTGAAGTTTTAGACAAGCGTATTGGTTCGTTAACAGCCAGTGATGTTGGCGCGGTACCAGTAACTCGTAAAGTGAATGGTAAGCCATTAAGCACAGATATCACGTTAAATTCAGGTGATGTAGGTTCGTACACAAAAGTAGAAACGGACACCAAAGTTGCTGATGCGAAGAAAGCCGGTACAGATGCACAGGCAACAGCCAATGCTGCCAATACCGCTGCAACGAATGCCAATAATAATGCTAATGGTCGAGTGCCTAGTACGCGAAAGGTGAATAACAAGCCGTTAAGTACAGATATATCATTGACCGCTGGGGATGTCGGTGCATACACCAAGACAGAAACGGACACCAAAGTTGCTGATGCGAAAAAAGCTGGTACAGATGCACAGGCAACAGCTAATGCTGCCAATACCGCTGCAACGAATGCCAATAACAATGCGAATGGTCGAGTGCCTAGTACGCGAAAGGTGAATAACAAGCCGTTAAGTGCAGATATCTCACTGGCAGCGGGTGATGTTGGCGCTTACACCAAGGCAGAAACGGACACCAAAGTTGCTGATGCGAAAAAAGCCGGTACAGATGCACAGGCAACAGCCAATTCTGCCAATACTGCGGCAACTAATGCTAATAATAATGCAAATGGTCGAGTACCTAGTACGCGAAAAGTGAATAATAAGCCGCTAAGTGCAGATATCTCACTGACAGCGGGTGATGTGGGTACTTATACCAAATCAGAGATTGATAACAAAATATTGGCATCAGTTAATAATAAAGTATTTAGGGTCTCGGCACCTACAGAAGTAGGAATGGGAATTAGCGGTTGGTCCTCATTTTCAACAGATCAATTTATTGTTGGAATGAGAAATAAAAACGGTGGACCGGGAGACGTATGGTGTGATCGATTAAAAATCGCGAGTCTACAAATTATGGTTAATGGAGTGTGGGTAAATGTCACTAACTAAAAAGTTTGAGCGGTATATTCCTAATGAAGATCATTACCCTAACGTTGTTTATTTGCAGAATATTGATGGAGATTGGTATAAACAACAGGATAGTTTTAGTCATGAAACACTTAAAATTCTTTATGATGATGATGGGATTATCGTTTCAATGCATCATGATGTTTCAATGCTTTATCCGGAGGGAGCTTACATTCTAGAAGTTGAATCTAAAACTGAGATTGATACTAATATGCACAGAGTAAAGAATGGTGAGGTATATGTGTATCAAACATCAAATGAAACTAAGCTATTACAGAATGAAATGCAGAAAAAAACTCTCTTAGCAGAAGCCAGCAATATCATTGAACCGCTTCAAGATGCAGTTGACTTAGATATCGCAACTGATGAAGAAACTAAAAAATTAAAAGCATGGAAGGCATACCGCGTTCAACTCAATCGAATTGATACTTCCCTTTTGCCAGACGTTAAGTTTCCTAAAAGACCAGAATAACAATACACAGGGGCTATTGCCCCTTTGTTGTACAGCTCTGCGATACAACACCCATCACACGACAACACGAAATATCAATAACACCATAGAAGCTACCACAAAAAGGAGCTTCTTTTATGGCACAAGATTACCATCATGGCGTACGTACTGTTGAAGTCAACGACGGAACACGCCCTATTCGAACTATTAGCACCGCGATTGTCGGCATGGTGTGTACCGCTGATGATGCTGATGCAACCGTATTTCCACTTAATAAGCCTGTGCTTATTACTAATATTAAAAGTGCATTAGGCAAAGCCGGTAAAACCGGAACGCTTTCCCATGCGTTAGAAGCTATTGGCGACCAAACGTCTCCGATTACTGTCGTTGTGCGAGTGGAACAAGGTGAATCCGAAGCGGAGACAACCTCCAATATTATTGGTGGCACTACCGATACAGGACAAAAAACAGGTTTACAGGCATTGCTTACTGCCAAAAACCATACCGGCGTAAAGCCTCGTATTCTCGGTGTGCCGGGTCATGATACGCAGGCAGTTGCGACCAAATTAGCGGCAGTTGCCCAAGAGCTGCGCGCCTTTGCTTATGTTAGTGCCTACAGCTGTAAAACGGTGTCAGAGGTATTGGACTACCGCAAAAACTTTAATCAGCGCGAATTAATGATCATCCACCCTGATTTTTTATCATGGGACAAAGTTGCCAACGGTGAATCTATCGCCTTTGCCACGGCGCGAGCATTAGGGCTGCGTGCAAAAATCGATCAGGAAACTGGCTGGCATAAGACGCTATCTAACGTAGGTGTTAACGGTGTAACAGGTATTTCAGCCGATATTTCGTGGGATTTGCAAAACCCTGCCACTGATGCCGGCTTACTCAACGAAAATGATATTACCACGCTGATTCGTGAGGATGGTTTTCGCTTTTGGGGTTCTCGCACTTGCTCCGATGATCCGCTATTTGCATTCGAGAACTACACGCGAACTGCACAAATCATTGCTGACACGATGGCAGAAGCGCACATGTGGGCAGTTGATAAACCAATGACACCAACGCTGGTGAAATTCATCATTTCAGGCATTAACGCGAAAATGCGTTCATTAACTCGCAATGGTTATCTCCTTGGTGGTGAGTGCTGGTTTGATCCTGATGCAAATGATAAGGACGAGTTAAAGGACGGTAAGTTAGCGATTGATTATGACTACACACCGGTACCACCTGCGGAAAACATCACATTACGTCAGCGTATCACTGATAGATATTTGATGGACTTCTCATCAAAGATTAAGGGGTAATCATGGCTTTACCACGTAAATTAAAAAGTATGAATCTCTTCAATGAGGGGCAAAACTGGGTCGGCATTGTCGAAGAAATGACATTACCGAAAATCACCCGAAAGTTAGAAACCTATCGCGGCGGTGGAATGAATGGCGCCGTTAATATCCGCATGGGGTTAGATGATGGCGCCCTTGATAGCGAAATTACGTTAGGCGGGATGGAAGCGCAAATCTATAAACAGTGGGGTATCACTGAAATTGATGGCGTGACGTTACGTTTTGCCGGTGCTTATCAACGAGAAGATACCGGTGAGGTGACAGCCTGTGAGGTCGAATTACGCGGCTTCCTTTCTGAGATTGATGCAGGAACGGCAAAACAGGGTGATAACACTCAAGTTAAATTCAGCTTTAAATCAACGTATTACAAATTGATCTGGGGTGGTGAGTCGATTATCGAAATTGACATCATCAACATGGTTGAAATCGTGGACGGTGTTGATCGTCTTGCTGAACAACGTGCGGCTATTGGGCTGTAATGGAAAATAAAATGACTGATGAAATGAAGAAAAATCAAGCCACTGTAAAACTGGATGAACCCATTAAACGCGGTGAAGCAGAACTTACCGAAGTCGTCGTGCGTAAGCCGAACACCGGTGCATTACGTGGTGTGCGTTTGCAAGCGCTGATGGATATGGATGTATTGTCTATGTCAGAAGTGTTGCCGCGTATCACTTCCCCCTCGCTGACTAAGCCTGAAATCATGGCAATGAACCCCGCTGATCTGGTGCTGCTTTCGATTGAGGTGGTTAATTTTTTGCTACCGAACTCGATGCGCACGGACTACCAGAACGATTAACCGTTGATGATTTGGTCGCAGATATTGCGACCATTTTTCATTGGCAACCGTCGGCAACCGCCGAAATGAGTCTCATCGAATTATTAGAATGGCGTTATCGCGCTTACAAACGAAGCGGACACGGTGATGAGTAAAAACCTACGTTTACAAGTCGTGCTAAATGCTGTCGATAAATTGACAAAGCCATTTCGTAGCGCGCAAGAGTCTAACAAAAAACTGGCGGGAGCTATCCGCCAGTCTCGTGATGCATTAAAAACCCTCAATCAACAGGCTGGACAGATTGAGGGGTTTCGCAAAGTAAAACAACAACTCAATGAAACTCAGCAGGCTTACCAAGCTGCCACGCAACGTGCGTCAGCGTTAGCCCGTGAACTGAGCGCAACAGAAAACCCCACCAGAAAGCAAGCCGATGCGTTAAGAAAAGCGCAACGAGAAGCCTCACAATTAAAAAATAAATATGGCGAGTTACAGCAATCTGTCCAACGGCAGCGCAGCGAGCTGCAAGCGAGTGGCATATCAACAAACCAACTCGGGCAGGCGCAGCGGCGATTAAACAGCGATATAGCTCGGACAACTCAGCAATTACAACGGCAAGAACAGCAATTAAAGCGCAGTGCTGAGCAAGAGCGGCGCATGGCGAGTGCTAGAAATAGCTATCAATCTGCAATGGATACGCGAAATAAAATTGCGGGATCGGGGGCGGCAATGACCGCCACCGGTATAGGTATGGGATATGCTGCTAAAAAAGTGCTGGCACCCGGCTATGACTTTGAAATCGGCATGTCAAAAGTGCAGGCATTAACACGCTTAGATAAAGATTCGGCTGATTATAAGATGCTTAGAACCCAAGCGCGTGACTTGGGTGCGACCACGGCATTTACTGCCAATGAAGTGGCACAAGGGCAAGCATTCTATGCCATGGCAGGGTTTAAACCAGAGCAAATTAAAAATGCCATGAAAGGTACGCTGTCAATGTCGTTAGCCGGTGATATTGATTTGGCGACGACAGCAGATATCGGCTCTAACATTTTAACCGGATTTAAACTTGATTCCGGTGAAATGAACCGCGTGAGCGACACGTTAGTCGCCACGTTTACACGCTCTAACGTCAACTTAAACATGCTCGGCGATACCATGAAATACGTTGCACCGGTGGCGTCAGGGTTAGGGGTTGATTTAGAAACGGCAGCCGTTGCAGCCGGTAAGTTAGGTGATGCAGGTATTCAAGGCTCAATGGCGGGTACCAGTTTGCGATCTATTCTGGGCCGTTTAGCTGAGCCGCCAAAACAAGCCGCCGAAGCACTCACAAAGCTGGGTATCAAAACCCGCGATGTAAAAGGAAATTTACGCGAGTTTCCCGCCATTCTTGAGGAATTGGATAAAAAAACCAAGAAAATGGGTACCGCTCAACGCGCGGGGCTGTTCAAACATATTGCGGGAGAGGAGGCGTTCTCAGCACTATCTGTCCTTGCTGATCAAGCGGGTTCAGGGCAACTGCAATCCATGATTGCAGAAATCAAAGCTGCAAAAGGTGAAGCCGAAAAAGTAGCCAAAACAATGACAGATCAGCTTGATGGTGACATGAAAAACTTAACGTCCGCGTATGAAGATGTCGGTATTCAGGTGTTTGGTGGTGCTGATAGTCCACTAAGGAGCATTGCGCAGCAAGTGACGGGGTTGATTAGCCAATTTGGTGAATGGGCAAAGAAAAACCCTGAAATAGTAAAGCAAATCACTTTGATCACGTTAGGGCTAGGCGCAGTGCTCGCCGTGGGCGGTGGTATTTCGCTAATGATTGCGGCAATGATTGGGCCTCTCGCTATGGCGAAGTTTAGTTTGTCGGTATTGGGGATTAAGGGCAGCGGATTCTTATCATTGTTGATTAAGCCGATTAAGTTGGTCAGTGCAGCATTTATGATGTTGGGAAAAGCGTTATTAGCAAACCCTATCATCTTAATCATTACGGCGATTGCGCTCGCAGCATACCTTATTTACAAATATTGGGATGATATTGTTCCATTCTTTAAAAAGCTATGGGCATCTGTTTCACAACTATTTTCGGCAGCATGGGATTGGATACAGTCATTTATCATGAAATGGACTATAGATCCCATCATTAAAGTATGGAACGGGATTGTGAGCTATAGCCAGTCTTTATGGGAAAGCGTGACCAAAGTGTTTAGCGCATTTTGGGAGGGTTTAAAATCGTATATTCTCAATTGGACAATCGTTGGGCTTATTTATCAGCACTGGAATAGCATTGTTACGACAACGGTTAACATGTGGGCGCTGATTAAAAAGACCATTTCAGATAAATGGAATGAAATTATTAATGATGTCACTAATCTACCGGCATATTTCCAGCAAATCGGTGGGCAGATTATTGATAGCCTTAAAAATGGTATTTTAGAAAAGTGGGAGTCACTGAAAGCCCAATTTGCTGAAATTAAAAAAATGGCAACTGATCTCTTACCGGATTGGATGCTGTCGGATGAAACTAAAAATTTACGCGCGATGAATCAAATCACCGTCTTACAGGCGGGGATGAAAAGTGCAGGTATGTTCGACAGTGGCGGCGTTATTCCACGAGGGCAGTTTGGGGTTGTCGGTGAGCGGGGAGCGGAAATTGTCGAGGGCCCTGCTCGCGTGACCAGCCGACGAAATACGGCAGCCATGGCAATGGCAGCAGCAATGACATTAAGATCATTAGCCGAGCCGGTGAGCGCAAAGCCTATCCACCCGTATGCGGTTAATGCAGGGGCTAAATCGACGGCACCATCCAGTCAGCCAATTCCAGCACCAATTATTAATATTTATCCGCAACCGAACCAATCCGCGCAGGATATTGGGCAGGAAGTTGCACGACAAATTGAAGCGTATTATCGGAAGCAAAAAGCGGCACAGCGTAGCCAATACCGTGATAGCGAGGGTTATTAATATGGCAATGGCAGCGTTAGGGTTGTTCGTCTTTGAGTTGAGAACAACCCCATTTCAAGGAATGCAGCGAGAGCACCAATTCAGATTTGGTTATCACAATCGTATCGGTAAGCGACCAAGCTATCAGTTTTTGGGGCCATCGAATGATCCGATTACTTTGTCAGGTACGTTATACCCTGAATTAACTGGCGGGAAGTTTTCGCTGTTAGCCTTACAGATTATGGCTGAGACGGGCAAGGCATGGTCGTTTATTGGTGGTGATGGCACTATTTACGGGATGTATGTCATTGAAAGCTTAAGCGAGAACAAAAGCGATTTTTTTGAAGATAGCGCAGCCAGAAAAATTGAGTTTACGCTAACAATAAAGCGGGTTGATGAGTCACTCTCTGAGATGTTCGGTAATCTTAATGAGCAATTAAATTCTGTCATGGATGCGGTCAGTAATGGTATTGGGGGAATGTTAGGGTGAGTGATTTTTTTCTGACTGGCTTTGAGTCGGTACCACAATATATCATTACCGCCGGAACGGTGAATATCAACGAGCGACTACAAGGGCGATTAATCTCGCTGAATCTAACTGATAATCGCGGATTTGAAGCCGACCAACTTGATATCGAAATCGATGATGCCGACGGAAAAATGATGCTACCTAAGCGGGGTGAGGAATTATCAATTCATCTAGGTTGGAAAAATGAGCCGTTAATTTTTAAAGGGAAATTCACGGTTGATGAAATTGAATACAGCGGAGCACCGGATAAAATTGCTATTCGTGGCCGCAGTGCGGATTTTAGATCGACGCTCAATGTTAAGCGTGAAATGTCATATCACGATAAAACATTGGGCGACATTATCAAAACAATCGCTGCGCGTAACAATGTGGGGCCAGTTATTGAGAGTCAGTTAGCGAAAATCAAGCTTAAACACATTGACCAAACCAACGAGTCAGACGGCTCTTTTTTAGCAAGGTTAGGGCAGCAAGAGGGGGCTATCGCTGCCATTAAAAATGGTCAGTTATTATTTATGCCGCAGGGGAGTGGAAAAACGGCAAGCGGAAAGCCTATACCGCCTTTGCTGTTAACGCGAGAGATTGGGGATAGTTACCGGTTTACACTCGCTGATCGAGGGGCATATACCGGCGTAGTCGCAAGTTGGCTAAATACACGGAAGCCAAAACAAAAAGATGAAGTCAAAGTAAAGCGTAAGCGAAAAACTAAAAAGAAAGAGTCGGCAAAAAAGGATGAGCCGGCTAAAACTAAAGCGGATGAGCCACAAGGTGATTATCTTGTCGGCGAAGAGGGGAACACGTTAACGCTTTCGCATACATACGCGAACAAGAGTAACGCGGAACGGGCCGCAAAGGCAGCATGGGAAAAGATGCAGCGTGGAGTTGCTTCATTTTCAATACAGCTTGCAAAAGGGAGGGCTGATGTCTACCCCGAAATGCCAGTTAAGGTGCAGGGATTTAAGCCTGAAATTGATGGCGCAGAGTGGATATTAACGCGAGTTTCTCACTCATTAAATGACAGTGGGTACACATCATCACTTGAGCTTGAAGTCAAAGTATCAAGTCTTGAAATGAGTGAATGAAAAATAAAGAAAAAGTAATGACTACTGTATAAAGTGTCAGTACAATATATGTAATATCAACATCATGAAAAAGGTAACCGAATCATGATGAAATGTCCTCTTTGCGGCGAGCTTGCCCGTATTCGTACTTCACGTTATATCACTAACGAAACCAAAGAAAACCACAATCAGTGCCAGAATGTTAATTGCAGTGCAACATTCATCAGCCATGAATCCGTTTCACGATTTATTGTTAAGCCTACGAAAGTGGATTCAGTCTTGTTACATACTAGATAGGTCATACAAGGAATAAGTAATATGGTAGATTCAAACGAAAATAAAGAAGATATGAAACGGAAGTATAGACCGTTTATTAATTTATGGGAGTGGTGCTCTCCAGAATTCAAAGAGCTTATAAAAAAACTAATGGTGTTAATTAGGCATGGAGTTGATGATAATTCAAAAAATATAAAAATAGAGCCTATAGAAGATTTTAAACGTTTACTAAGTGGATGGAAACAAGCTCAACAGATAATTGCTGATGAGTTGATAGTTAAGCTTGCCCGTATTCAAGAGCTGGAAAAAGAAAAAAAATTAGCTCATTCAAGTAAAGACTATGAAACGAAAAATCAATGTATAAGGAATGTTAAAAATATTAAGTCAGAGATAATTATTCTACGTAAATGCATTGATTCAATAGTATGGATGTTACTAAATAATGAGCACTCGGCCATAAGACGGCTTCCAATAAATGGAAATCCAGATAATTTGTCAGCGTTTAATATAAATGATTCAATGGCGAGTGCAAATGAAATCAATGCTGACCCAATGGCGATTGCTATAATTACTGACATAACGACATTTGTACATACTGGTGATTTACTTGCATTGATTCCTAATAAAGGTATTGCTCTAATAGAGCTTAAGAGTGGGAAAAAAAACATTGAGTTTTCCAAGGCTGCTAAATTTGCAGTTATGAGTGAATGTAATCATTTTGAAGAGGAATATACTAAAGGGTTTGATAAGAAAGATCTTAAACACTACCAAAGAACCAAACGTCAGGTAGAAAGGGGGCGAAATGTCATCGAAGCTATCAGTACAGGCTCTGGATTTGACAACTTATTTCAGTCCCCAGTCAAAATATTAGATAAAAATTTTCAACCTGATTTTTACACAGATAAAATAATAGGACTCTGGAATAAGGTCTATAATGGAAAATCATGGGCTATTACCGACATTAATGAATGTCTATTTATTGGTGCATATAGTAATGCCAACATGGGATTTATAGGGTTTAATGGGTGGATGGATGGGTGTAAGATTTCCGGTAGAATTTTCAATATACTGGATAGCTTTTCTGATCCGCTATCTCGCCCGTTCTTTAGTCTCAATTTACCAGATAAATTACTCTTGGATATCATTGATGGTAATTTAATTGTAGTACTTTGTTTTGATCAAAAGCTATTTGTAGATAGAGCAAACAAAAAATATCCGAAACTTTATAAGATTTTGAATTTTCCTCCAGAAATAATTGATACAACAAATATGCTTTCCATTAATGGGAAAGGTATTGCTTCATGCGTAGAAAATGAAAGTAGTTTCATCGGTATTGGTTATGAGACTAGAATTATATTTGATCAACAATACCCTGATAATCTCATTGACTGGTCTTACAAAATGAGTGACTTAAAAAAAGAGTATGATAAAAAAAAGAGTACAGAAAAGAATAAAGCTCAAAGAAAATTAAAAAAAGCAAGGAAACGTAGCAGAACGTAA